ACCACCATTAGTTACACTAACACCCTGTACACTATTAGTAACAGAACCACCTGTAATATATTTAACATACAGAGTATTTGGATCGCCTGTAATAGAATCAAAATCACTAGATCCTAAAACAATAGCTCTTGACCCCGTTTGAGAACCAACTACAGTTTTTCCAGCAAATCCACTTACGTTAATATCAACGCCGTTGTATTGGGGTTTTAATTTAACATACTCAAAATCTAAATTTAAAACAAGTTCTCCGCCAGATACCTTACTTCCATTCTTAAAAATATGATCACCAAACTTCTTTACTTGATTTCGTAGAATACTCTGCTGAGTAGTTAGTTCCCTAGCTTGCACAGGAAGTGATGGCTTATATAGAACTTGATGAAAATTCTTATCATCATCAAAGTCATCGAAATAAGGATTCTGATTTGTATTGATTGTAATGTTATTAGACATAATTACCTTTTATTTTTTTAATTATTTATATACTAGAATTCTACTACTAGTTTAATATCTTCAGTTGAATCTGGTGATCTATTTATCGGAGGACGAAATTCGGAATATAAAATCGATCCTGTATCTTTTTGTAATTCGGATTTACTATACGTTGGCCCTGTTGCTACAGACATATCACCAGTACTAGATTTGGGATTTACTAATAGATGTACTTTTCTAAAATCAGAATCGGCCCCTGTCGAAAAATCACCCTCACCATCTTCTCCTCTCAATCGAACATTCATCATTACAAAAGCACCACCCAACTCCGTAACACAATCATAACCATGCCCACCTTGAGGATTTATAATTACTTTTAATTCTGCACCAGCACCATTACCACCTTGAACTACAGCAGTTGCTCTTCTATACTTAGTATTGCCAGTAGGCGTCCTATTAACAATCATAACTTCTTCAACAGCACCTGCCCCACTTAATTTTGAAACCCTTGCAGTTATACCAGTACCGCCAGGAATTTGTGTACCAGCAGTTCCGTCAATAATAACCTCTGGTGCTACTATATAAACACTTGCAGTTGTTGGGGTATTGTTTGAATCCCAAGCAGGTGTTATTGTTGCAGTTCTAGTATTACCATCATAATCAGTAATAGTCCTGAATTGTCCAGCACCTGGCCCGGAAGTAATATATACGGATAATCCATTATAGAAATCATCTGCGGGTTCAGCAACAAATGTTGAAGCACCCCCGGCAGCATTTTGTAATGGAAGATTGTCCGTAGCAGGATTAGCAGCAGGATTTCCTAAAGTATGTCTATATCCAGTACCACCTTCCACAACTTTAATATAATCTATCGAACCATCAACTGCTGCCCCTTCTACTGCTAACTGTTCTATTTGATTTGCTTTTGCGGGTGTATTTGCAGGAATCCAATCTTTTGTTAAATATTTAAGTACATCTGCTTGTTCTACCTCATACATAAATTTCCACATATATCCATCGGAGGTGATGGTTAATCCAGTAGAAGCACCAGTAGGTTTCTCGGTAGACGGAACTCCCTTATTATTAGAGATACATTTATAAACTCTAAAATCCTCAGTAAAAACATAGAATGGCTCTCCGACAACTGATTGTCCCGATTGGCCAGGATCAACATTGTCTATGATATCATCACGATCATGTGAATATGCACGATATACCGTACCACTCGTCCAATCATACCTAGCAATTACATGAGAAACGTCTGTAACCTTTTTTATAGATGCAATATCATCCCAATGAATAAATGGAGCCTGTGTGGTATCTACGGGCAATGGAATATTAGTATCACTTGCAGATGCACTAACAGAACTAGTTACACGAAATTCCGATTTATTATCTTCTGTAGTTCCACTCCATTCGGTATTTTTACCAATTGCAAGATAAATATTATTTTTTAATGCGTCATTAGCATCCTTTTCTGTAAAACTAGCTATAAAACTATCAGCTTGAAATTTCCTGAAACTATTGTTGATTATTGCACTCATATTGTAATTCCTTTAATATTGGTTATACTTTATTTATGTATTTATAATACTTATCTAAACATTTTCTAAAATCTCATCATCTTTAAGCAATTTAGGCATGACAAACGGAGGAGATGCTTCTAAAAAGCTATCAGGATTATTTGGGTCAGGAATAAGTTTATATTGAGTTATTGTTGGATCTACAACCCTGTTAGTCTTATTCCCTCTAAACACCGTATAATGAAAATTTGTCTTATATTCCGTGGAGTTGATAGGAGTATAATATGGGCCCCTCAACATAACTACTGTTGCTATAACTGTTTCCCCCGTTTCCGATGGAGAAATAGTTATATTTGGTACTCCTTCATTACTATCATATCCACTTCCTGATTTAATTACTGCAATTCCAGCAACATAGTCAAAATCTGGGCCGGAGGAACGCTGTTGTTCTTCTAAGAAATATACAAGAACAGAATCAGAAATATCAACAGGTTCATCGAATGTTAAAGTAGTACCATCTATTGTAAAATCGGTAATTGGGTTTTGTCTAACACCATTTAACATTACCATAATATGCTCTGTTTTACTTTCTGAAGAATTAATACTACCAAGTACTTCTTGGGATAATGTAATAGGTGTTGCTGTGTCATCTCCCTGTCCTACCTGAAAATTTGTAAATCCATCACCCAAATAATATACAACAATATTTTCAGTAGTATCAACCACTTCATCAAATGTTAATACGGTGCCACTAACAGTATAATCTACATCAGGTATTTGTGTAAGCCCATTTAGACTGACGATAATATCCTGTGCATTATTAATATTCTGTGTTAATATAACTGGTGTTGTTGTATCATCCCCCACACCCGTTTGTACAGAATATTCATCATTATAATTTAAATGATAAACTACAATATCTACAAGTGGTTCAACCACTTCATCAAATGTTAATACGGTGCCACTAACAGTATAATCTACATTAGGTATTTGTGTAAGCCCATTTAGACTAACACTAATATGTGATATATCAGCTACTTCCTTTATAAGTACAAGAGGTGTAGTTGTATTATCACCAACACCTATCTGAACTTCTGGTTTTAGAGGATTTTTAAAATATGCTTGAGCTATTGCAGTAGTACCTTGATCTGGTGGCGGTGCGGATAATGTTATTACTACAGGTTCAACAAAATTAGAACCACCATCAACAATATTAATTGATGTAACTACTCCCTTTGCATCAATTACTGCTTCTAAGTTTTCACCAGTACCAGCACTACTACTAACCGTTATAGTAGGTGCAACTTCATATCCTAACCCACCATCAACAATTTCTATACTATCTATTATTCCTTCTAATACTCCCCCCTCTGGTGCAGATAATGTTACTACTACTGGACTAACAAAATCAACACCACCATCTAAAACATTAATTGATGTAACTATTCCGTTTGCATCAATTACTGCTTCTAAGTTTTCACCAGTACCAGCACTGCTACTAACCGTTACCGTTGGTGCAGCTTCATAACCTAACCCACCATCAGAAATCACTATACTGTCTAGTATTCCCTGTTGTGGTGCAGATAATGTTACTACTACTGGACTAACAAAATCAACACCACCATCTAAAACATTAATTGATGTAACTATTCCATTTTCAATTACTGCCTCTAAGTTTTCACCAGTACCAGCACTGCTACTAACCGTTACCGTTGGGGGTGTCGTATAATCAGTACCACCATCAGAAATCACTATACTATCAATTATTCCCTGTTGTGGCTCAGACAATGTTACTACTACAGGTTCAACAAAATCAACACCACCATCTAAAACATTAATTGATGTAACTGTTCCGTTTGCATCAATTACTGCTTCTAAGTTTTCACCAGTACCAGCACTGCTACTAACCGTTACCGTTGGGGGTGTCGTATAATCAGTACCACCATCAGAAATCACTATACTATCTATTACACCATCTAAAAGAGTAGCATCACTAGCTATTGCAGTTACACCGTTTCTAATAGTCGCATTACTTGCTGTTGATGTTACTCCGTTTCTGATAGTAGCATCATTGGCTATTGCTGTTACACCATTTCTGGTAGTAGCATTACTAGCTGTTGCTTGAGATCTGTCATCTCTAACAGTTACAACACCTACTGTTGCTTGCTTATTTAAAAAAGGATCATCAATCGTAACTGTAGGTGCAACTTTAAATCCATCACCACCATCAAAAACTTCAACTTTATGAATACCTTCTTTATTATCAGATGTTAAATAACTCGGATGAAATTTAGTATTATCTCTTGTTCTTAATATTGGCCCAAGTTTTAATTGTGTTCCAAAATATGTATTATGGAAACTAACAACACCATAATCTTCTTTATTTGTTACAGCTTCTTCAACACTACCATAATTTTCTGTTGTATCTGAACGTCCAGTAAAAGAACCAGCAGGAGTGATATAAGTGTATAGATAATCATCAACTCCATCAGTTTCAGTTAATTTTTGTATACCTAATATTTTTTCGTATGTTTGACATTTTGTAGGTAAAATAATAAAATCAGGAGATGATACCTTTCCGTAATCCTCCGCACCCAAATCTTGCTGGCCACTGTTCGTATCATTGTCCGTAATTAAACCAAAATCAGTAGGTGAACATATACCTTCTTGGAATGGAAAACCCTCATCGCCCGGACAACCAAAATCAGCACTAGCAATTGTACTAGCCGGTTCAAATAAAGAACCATAATCTTCTTGAGAAGAAAATGCTGTTGCTAGTGTTTCAGAAGATGGTTGATAATCTTCTTGAGAAGAAAATGTTGTTTCCAATATTTCAGGTGATGGTTGATAATCTTCCTTTTCATCTTCTAATGAAAATCCACCATAATCATCAGATGGTATTAATACTCTGCTGTCTTGTGCATCATCACAAGATTCTATTGTTAAATCTAATATATGAGGAGGTTCAATATCACCATCATGGAAAACAATCGTATATCTATCCTCTGTATCTGGAACAACACTACTAATACTCATTGCAGAAGATAAAGATGTTACAAATTGTATTTTACCAAACAATGCTAATCCTGCTGGATGGACTAGTCTTTTAACAATATCTCTCCATTCATTAATATTATGGGTAGATGCTATTTCATATGAAAATAATTGATAAAAACTACTATCCTGTATAAACTTATTCCCACTCAAAAATCCATCAGAATTGATAAACCTAGATTTCGGGGTTGTATCAAAACCACCTATAATAGCAGTAGCAGTAGCAGTACCATCACCCTTTACTGAAAAATCTAATTCAGGTGCGTCATTATAACTAAAACCACCATTGTTTATATCTAATGACTTTACACCACCGATACCAGAACCAGCTAAAACAAATGAAATATTTGCACCAGTACCAGATCCTCCAGCTACACTGGGCAATGCAATATACCCATTTCCTGAATTTTCTATAAATAAACTTGTAATCCCACCTTCCGAATTAACACCATTAACCAATACACTAGCAGTCCTTCCATCCAATGATAATTTACCAGTATTATCAATATCTAATTTATCTCCAACTTTATAACCAGTTCCTGCTATGTTTATATTAATATTAGAAAGTGAACCAGTAGTAATTTGTTTAACTCTAATTAATGCACCTGTATTATCATACGGTATTTTTAATGGAATAATATCATTAACACTATACCCCGTTCCAGCATTAGTTATTTCAGTATCAACGATTATATTTCCTATAGTAAACGATTTTGTACCATCTGTAACAATTTCCCCTGCTTCAAATACTCCAAACACTTCTGAAAGAAACATAGTAGAAACTTGTGTACCCCCAATTATTTCAATAATAACACTCTCTACAATAGCAGTAGCACCTGATGTATTTCCCTCCACCTTTTTTCCAGCAATTGTACTAATATCAGAAGATGTATCAGCTGATCTTAAAATATAATTAGAATCGAATTTTCCATCAGAAATTCTTAAAATATTTTCGCCAGGAATATCAATATCTATTTCTTCATTAAATAATAATCTAAAAAGAAATTCAAATGATTTTAGACTACCTTTAGTTCTATAAAAATCTCTAAGATGTTTTATAACAAATGGTTTATTAGAATTCTGGAATATTGATTCTGGAATATCCTCACCAAACTGTTTCTTGAAATATTGTAAAAAATCATCAACTGTTTTATCTATATTAGCATAACTAGGTAAATTTCCTATGATTTCATAAGGCTTACCGAGTTGCTCCATATATTCATAATATGCTTCCATGAAAGAAACAAAAGTTTCATGGTCTTGTTTTATAAATTGTGGTAATTGTCCCCCTACTCTTACACTAATTCTTTCGTGGAATTGGGGATGTACTGGGTGATTTGATTTTACTGTTGGCATATTAGATTATTGTTTCTGCTACCATGTTAATAGTAATTGATGATGCATCCTCTGTATCATACGTTAAAATTTGTTCTCTTAATGGTGTTATATCACTATTATTAAGTTCTGGTGTTACATTAATTCTTATCAAACCAGTACTGTCAGCAGATAAGACTGTTAAGCTATTCAAAGTTATTTTTCCAGTATCATAATCAATAGTACCTTGATTCGTTGAACCATCAACCTGTGGAAAATATTCATATGGTATATCCACTACATCATCAGTTGTTCTTGCTGATTTAATATTTCCTTCAGAATCATCAACTAAAGAATACACATTACCATCTGTAAAAGTAAATGACGTTGAAGAGACACTACCTTTTTCAACTTTATTATTAAAATATATAATAAATGTTTGTGGAATACCCAATGATGGATTGATTCTTTGCTGATACTTTAAATTTGTTTTATTATTTCTAATAGAATTATTCGTATTATCAACAACTTGTACTAACTGTGAATATCTAAATTTACTATTAAACTTTTGTAAATTTATATCTAAGTATTCTTTAATAGAAGTATTTATATTTCCTTTCAAGGTATCTTCATCTGTTAAATTTGTAACAGGGTCATAATTTACGGTACTGTCTATATAGAGATAAAAGAAAATAGGATCAATAATTATTGGCTCAACTGTAACAACATTTACATTTTTCAATATAGAATTTTGAATAGACTCTTTCGTACCCTTACTAAGTACATTAGTCCCTTCGATCTTGACAGCAATAAATACTCTTCCATATTGAACTGTGTCAGCATCTTCACCACCATAGACAGTTATAGATTCAACGTCTGGTCTTTCTTGTAAGATAATAGCCTGATAATCATTTTTAGTTGTTGCTCTCCCTTGTGCCTGATATAATTTAGGTGCTTGATATTGTAATGATTCTATAGATTGATAATCAGCACCACCAGTTGCAGACTCAACAGTAGCAAGTTGATATTTCGATGAATCCAATCCTGCAACATTACCTATTGCTTTAAATGTTGAAGCAAAATTACCAGAAATACCCGATGTTATCATATACTCTATAAAAATAACATTCCCATCTTCTAAAGGTTTACCAATAACACCATCACCAAATGTAATTTCATATTTCTTTTCTTCTACTTCTTGGAGATAATAAACATTATCTTTATTATTAACAGTAGTTACATCAATTGCATTGCCATCACGAAAAATAGTAACTTCGGAATTAGTCGATGATTTTTGTACAGTAACGGAAAGAGTTTTAGTATCTACGTTTGGATTGGGTATAATAAATCTCTGTGATGTATCAGTACCATTCACGGTATATGATTTTCTTAATATACTTCCTTCACATATTTCTACACTAGAAGCTAAGTATAATCCAGTAGCAGTTGGCTTAACAGAAGTTGCTTTATTAGTAGTGTAAGTATAAGATACCCCATCAATAGTAGAAGTAAATCTGGTGTCCTTTTCAATCGTTAGAACGGTTGGATTATCATCAGGAGTAAATAATATATTTATTTTAGCTTTAGCAGATCTCCGTGAAGTAGGATGAACATTTAATAATTTAGCATGAGACACAACAGACTCTCTCAATGAAGAAGAATCTAAGAACATTTCGTTGCCAAGCATATTAGCATAATAACCCATGTAATGTGTGTTGTATGCCAACAAGTCAATCAATACCGACATACTACTACCTTCAAAGTCGTAGTCTTGAAATTCAGTTTGTCCTTGAAGATAGTTTACTAAGTTTGTTTTTATCTCATCAAACTCTAATTCTGTAATTTTTAATTTATCGGATGTTGGCATTATCTAAGCCTCTCTAAGAATATTTCGATTGTTACTGGATCTGGTGTATTAACAACTCTAAAAAAAATTGATACATTTACCCCATTTCTATCTAAATCTAATAAAACATTAATCCCAATAACAGATGCTCTAGGTTCAAAATTAGAAATAGTATTTTTAATAGTTTCTTCTATATCATATTTAGTCATAGAAGAAGAAAGTTCAAATAAATATCCTGTTACACCACCATCAATTTCCGGCTGAAATAGACGCTCATATTTATTAGTAAGAATAAGATTTCTAATCGATCTTTTAACTGACTCCACATCTGTCTTAGTAACAATATCTTTAGTAACTGGATGAGATTTGAAATCCAAATCCAAATCACTCCAACGTCTACTATTCGTACTTAATCCTCTTGTAAATATTTCTGGCATATTTATTAACTTCTTCCTTGTATTGCTGTTTTTATTGTGTTACTATTGATATGTGGTTGGGTTCAATAAATCTATTTACCTTGTCCTCTATATCGTTTCC